CTTTGCGTCTCCTGAGTTCTCATACATGTCTCCCAAGAATAGCGTTGAATTATATATAGACGTAGAACCATCTCCAGATGCTATCTGCTCGCTTACAGTTCCGTGATTAGCGAAAACCGCATACCCTCCACGCTTCTTCAGTACGCCCTTGTCAACTCTGCTATTCAAAGCTTCTGTAAACGCATCCTGAGGGCTTAACCAAGGCTCTTTGGCTTTGAATTGACCTGTGTTGAAGTCCAGTATTGGAAATGGTCTGTATGGCATTACGCTATGTACTCTATTTTAATACGGTATTTATTAGCAGCCCCAAGCAATTCAGACCCTACGCTTGAGAATGTTATATTAGTTCCATCAAAATCAGCTTGCCACCTTTGAAGAGAACTCGTTGGAACAGTTCCACGATCTGTTAGTGCGTAATCTCCGCCGTCAGACTCCATGATGACTGAAACGTCCAGTATGTTCGCACTGCCATCAACACCATGTGCAATACTGAATGGAGAATTTACTCCTATCACTCCCATAAGGTATTTAGTATAGACCTTAGTTGGCGATCCTTCGACATCGTACACTTGGTATCCAGTAGTTACAGGCGAAGCCTGACCGTCCGCTTCGTTACCTACTACATTATCTTGATAAGCTTTTACGCTTTCAGATGTTGCTATAGTGGTGTCCGTAGCCTCCGCCATTGTATCATCATCAATAGTACCAACAACTACAACAGTAGCACCTATGTCGAGTGTAGCTGTTGTTGTATCTCCAGTAATTGCGGCGTTTCCACCAATCGTTGCATCAGTCCCAACGTCAAGTGTAGTAGCAGCATTTAACCCGCCAGCCTTTGTTATAACATTGGCAACACCATCCTCGCTAGTGAATGAAAGCTCTGGCTGCCCACCTGAATCAATAACAGCTAGGTTGCCCTCATCGGAAGCAGACGCACCTGGAGCAGATTGTTCCATCATATGCAATGTCTTATGTTTACCACTCTGTTCAGACGCGACTGCGTCGGTGAAGTCATGGTCGTTGTTTATTGCAGGCTGGATGAAGTCGTTATTACCTCTGACTCTATCATCGAGAAGTTTAGCCTTAATACCTGGTTCTGGTTTACCTTTTTCATATGCCATGTTAGTACCCCGAAATCTCTACTGTACCAGCACTGCCTAAAGTAGTGCATTGGATTGCTATTGTGTCGGTATTTTCAATGTCAACCTCTGTAGTACCAATATAGTTGTCTGCACCTGTAACATCAGTCCATTCTGAACCCCATCGAGAATTGCTTGTAACCATCTGGTCACAGAACTCTTGACTAGCTACCGTGGACGTTTGAGTGCCTACTGTAGCAGTTATAGTGCCAGACCTAGTATAATGGTCATCTCCTGTGGCGAATAATGCGTCGTATACGTTAATATCTCCGTCAGCAGTCCCAGTAGCACGTATTCGTATCTTATTGACGCCTGTAGGTACTTTGAACACCTGTATAGATGTTGAATTTGCCACATCAGCAACTGCTCTTGCTGTAACGCCTAATGCAAGTGATGACGCAGAAAAAGACCCAACAGACACCCACGGAAGTCTCGGTGTGTAAACCTGACCGAACCCTTGACTCTGTTCGCCGTCTATATCGACAGCATTTACTCTTTCGTTCATTAGAAACTCCTACTGGCAAGTCTATCTTTGCCGTCTTGATTTTGCTTTTTTCTGTTAATGAAACCGACTAGCTTCTTATACATCCTAAACTGCGTGGATATATCTTCTGCTTTCTCGTCCATAATTTCTATCGCTGTACCATACGCTATCGCCCTACCCCATGCCTTATCCACTGGAGATACACCAGAAGTTAACTCTTCCGGTCGCTCAAGAGAACCAGCAGTAAGTCTATATGTATCATTGGCTTTAGGTCTGATAAATACCTTATTCTGCCAGATAAGTATAGCTTTTGGAACATCCCTATTATCATGCTTTCCATCAGTAAATGTTGCATCAGTCAAGTTGGTAGTTCCAGGAACGAATGTACCGGAAGAGTTCGTAACTGTAACGAATCCCATCTCTGCACGACCTGAATTCTCTTCTGGAAGCCCATCTATGGCAAGTCTTGGTGTTAAATACCCTTGTGCATTGCCAGAAGCCTGTGTGACTGTGACAGAGCCGTCGTCACTAACTTCTAATACCCAAGCTCCATACTTACCCAGAGGGACTGTATCGCCGCTTAGTGCAGTTTCAACGGCAACTTTAGAGTAAGAGTTCCTGTCGATAGAATACGAGAACGCATCACTAGCTACCTTTGTAGTATCAGTACCTATCGCAAGACCAGGAGGCGTTATGTAGCTTTCTAACTCTGGGTATCTAATAAAGAATGGCCCCTCTTCTTGGTAGAAGGTAAACTCATTAGACGGTACACCATTGATTGTCACTGGCTGACTCAGGCGAAGTACCGAATCTGGTAGCTCATAATCACCATCGTCAGTAGCAGTAATATCAATAGTGTGCGTTCCCTCGATATTAGAAACACCTATATCCTGTGCAAATCTTTGGGTATAAAAGTCGTTCACACGATCATATATTGCACTGTCAGAGATTTGATTAGTCGAAGGTCTTCCACTAACATCTCTAACTTCCTGCATTATATCTTCTAATGTCCAGTCTTGTGCCATAACATCCTTTCATTACTACGCGTCTGTGTCAGGTGTTAGGGAATCTTCGTTAGCACCGTCACTTGCAGTTCCAGTTGCTATCCATGTAAGTGCCTTTACGCATGTCAATTGGTATACAGATGCCGCAACAAGAGCAAGTTCATTGGCTCCGTCACAATCAACTCCATTGATAGTCTCATTTGTCGCTGCCAGTGTCTGAAGTTCACACCCTGTTGCTGGTACAGTAATCGTAACGACGTTTCCTACTACGCCAGCGGGAAGGACAACAACCTTAGTTGCGGCACTTGACGTGACAGTAACGAACCTAGCACCACTTGGTATTAGTCCGGTAGTTAGCCCATCTGTTGTAGCTGTAACTGCTACAGACGAACTCTGTGCTCCAGAGGTGAATGTAGCGGCCCCTTCTACTGAAAATTCATCTCCAATAGCTACTGCGTCACCATCGATCCCGATAGTGACTGTACCTACAGTGTCAGTGTCTACAATAGACCTTAGTGTTTTTTCAAGAGCAACTGTTGGCTCGAGATTTCTTGGTGTTATTTTATGTGCCATGTTTTGTTCCTTATACTGGTATTAAAGCGAATCTATTTTTGTCGCCGACTTTCTTACAAACCTGGCCTTCTTCTTGTACAGGCTCATATATAGGCTGCGTACACGAGTTTAAGTGCTTAACAACCGACATTGGTAGTTCGTACTCTCTACCGTCGATTAGTTTTGCATCAAATCCTTCATAATCAAATGTTAATGCACATCCGGGGCTTTCGGGGAAAGTGAATTTAATCTTCATCTTATCCTCAGTGAATTTAATCTTCATCTTATCCTCGTCTGCAAAAGGCTTCTGAGACTTAACTTTCTTTGCCTCTTTTTCATAATCTGCTTCTCGGAATGCGATTACTTCTTCGATTTTACTTATCACAATCTCCCTTGACGTGATGCTAGCCGAAATCTCAACACCAAGCTCTTCAAGGGCATACTTCTTCATTTCTTTTACTGTTGCTGTTTTATCAAAACTCATTATTCTCTCCTTAAAAGTAGGGCGGAAGCCGAAGCCCCCGCCCATCTAATTTATAGCCTTACTGGACTACCAGCGTCTGCGTCACCTTGATCTCGTGATACATCGTTCTGAGTTGCCTCATAAACGTGTATCTCGCCATCAGTACAAACTGTTACGCCAACTTGGAAACCATTAACACCACGCTTAGTAGTGTTTGATACACGAGTAGTGTAAACAACACTACTATTGTCAGTTGATGTTTCGCCTGGAACTGTTGACCACGTTGGTTCAGCTGCACCAGTACCTGCTGTGGTGCATTCATAGACATATCCATTATGAACGGTAGGTCTAATAATTGTACCAATCGCAGTTGCTGTTCTTGCTGTAGCAGCAGTTGAAACAGAGGTCGTATAATCTACTACAGTTGCAAAAACTTGCTTGCCACTGTCCTGTGGTGATTCAATCAAAACACCATCATCGCTAGACGACAATGGGATAATCCCAGTATCGGCGGTAGTTGGAGTTGTCTTTACGCCAGCGGTATCAAGGATACCGTACTGGCCCGTACCGGCAGCAGTGTCGGCGAGAATTTTGTAATAATCATACACAAGTTCAGTGCCGCCTAATGCGGTTGTTAGTTTTACACGGTCTGGAACGAAGCCAACTTCAACGCCGACTGCCGCATCACTCGCTATGTATGTACCTGTTACTACTCATAACAAGTCCTTTCTATTTCTTAGTTACATTAAGTTTCTGAATCCAGCTATCGTTAAGAATGCCGCTGGCTTCCCATCCCTTCCAACCAGAAGTTGCTCTCTGATTGAGTGGGTCGTTAGTACCAGAAGAACCAAAACCCTTGAGGATGTTGGTAGCATTTCCGCCGCTTGGATCAACCGTAGCGTATGCGTGCTGACCAAAGATCAGGCATCCATAACTATCGCCAGTTGCTCCGGTAGATGCACCAGAGTTGTCATCAGCTTCGGTAGACTGTAGCCAACGGACATTACCAGTTGCTCCCCACTCAGCAGGCATAACACCTGTATTGTTGGAGTATTCATTTACAGCACGGAAGCCTTCTACGTCTTCAAGGTCGGGGATCAAGTCCGTATTCATAATCGACCAGAAAGAGGCACGAATAGGAGATGTACCAACGCCCGTTGAGGCTTTGATCTGTGCTGTGAAGAACATACCGTTCTTACGGAGAATCTTCTGAACAACAGTGTCAATATCAGTCTTGTTGATATTTGTCGCTGTTGGACTACCATTAGATGCCGTAGTCACTGATGCCGTGCTTATGAGAATATCACGAAGCAACTGGTCATAAGTACGGTGCATCTGGTCTGAAAGGAGCTGCGAAGCCACATTCAGTGTTGGGTCTTCTACGGTAAGGTCTACTACGTCTGTAATAGAAACAAAGTCACCGTACTGCTGCATTGTCATAAGAAGGTCATTCTTAGACAACTGTTTTCCATTTGGCGTAACACCCTCAGTAATAGGAGTAACGGCAGTTGCAAGCTTGTCGTAACGTCTAAACTTAATGGTTGTTCCACCGTTAGGGTTCTTAAGTGGTCGTTTCTTAACATCTGCACCGACCATGTGCACAAGTTTTTCTTTCTCTAGTTCAAGCAGTGCTCGGTCATAATAAACCTGTACCGCAGCATCCACTTCACTCGTGGTTGTAATACTGTCTGCCATAATAAAAATCCTTTAGCCTTGTGCGGCCCTTCTTGACATTTCGGCAATTTCTGCCCCTGTCATGTTTGTGTACTTAGTTGCCCCAGATAACCCGCTGGTACTTCCACCAACTGCACTTGCAGATAATGGCCTTGTAGCGTTATCTATTGCTAGATCAACATCTGCTTTTGCCTTAGTATGCTTGGCTGATGCTGCTGAAGTTACCTTCTTCTGCATCTGTCCTAGTTTATAGGCTACTTGCACTTGTTTATCAGCAGGTAACTGGCTTATTAAAGCACTAATAGTAGGGTCGCTTTCGATTAACTGTTTAAAGTCCCCATTGAGAACTTCCTGTGCGTCTTGATGCTGCAATGCAAATGATGCCTGTCCCAACTGTGCCTCTAGCTGATTCATCCGTCCAGTAACCTCTGCGAGATTATGTTTGTCGATGATCTTCTGCTGTGCAACTGTAGCGACATCGTCATCAGTCAGGTTTAATTCCTTGCGGATGTCAACCTGTGGAACATTAGCAGCCCTAATAGCTTCTTGCTGTTTAAACAAATCTGCTTGCTGTACTGCTATATCTGCTTTCTGATTGGCGATTTGCGTCTTCTGTATTTCTGCATCTAAACGCTCTTTTGGAATCATTACTGGTTCCGTTACTACTTCCTCGGCGGCAGGATCAATTACGCCCGTGTCTTCGTCACTCATTAGAGTTTCCTTTCGGCCCATCTTTGCTACTGGCCTTTAATTTTTTTCTCTTCTCTTTTTTGGCTTTATTCAAAGCGTACTTTTCTTTGTTACGTTTATGCTTTGCTATCTGCCCCTGTCTATATTTTGTATTTCGTGAGAAATTCATCTGTTCCTTATTGGCACTTGTTTAGAGCAATTATGTACACGTTCATTGCCTCCGTGATACTCACCTTGCCCTGGCATATCTTGAGGCAGGCAGTAAACCCATTCAGCAGAACCTCTCTTATTATCCACCTCAAACAGCATAGTAGCCTTAAGAGGCTTCACTCTTACCATCATACCGTGCATTGGCGATAGCAGGAGTATCTTGGTAACTATTTCATATTCAATCCTACTTATCGCTACCAGTATGTAATAATGTTCTTTGTCTTTATTTGCGTTTATTACTTCTTGCATCTTATCTTGAAGGTCAAGTGTCATTGCAGTCGATATATCTTTACTGTTGGTTGCTACCATTAGGACCTTTCACTATAGCCAACGCCTCTGCTGCCGCTTTAGCTGTCTTAACATTGGTTTCTTGTATCTCAGATACCGTCTTGGCCCTGTTTAGTGCGGAGTTAGTTTCATTCTCTACTGTCTGAGAGTTACGTTCCCTTGCCCGTCCAAGATCGGCCTGTATCTGTGCCTGGGCCTTCGCTATCTCTATCTGAGCCTGTTGCTGTGCTATCTTGGACTCTTGCTGCTGTTGCTCCGCTAATCGCTTCTCTTCGGCTGCTGTAGCTTCTATTAACTCGTTCTTCATAGTCATTGGAGCGTGCTTTAAGATAACAGACCAAGGAATTGGGGCTCCTTGCTGTTTTAGCTCCGATAACTGAATAAAGAACAACTCTCTTTGAGAATCAGTAATAATAGCTTCTTTTGGAAGGCAGTCAAACTTCATAAAGTCTTCACTGAGTAATTCTTTCTCAGGTTCTTCGTTTAGGATTCTCTTTATCTTCTCTGGCGGATAGTTCTTTTGGATAATGCGTGCTGTTAGGCGTCCGATTAGCTTCTTAGCAAACTTAGCATTATCAATTAAGTCCTGGAAGTTGTTTAACCCGGCACTCTGGCGTAATCTTACAACAAGACTCGAAACCTCACGGTTTGACTCACCAAATACCTCAGCGTTAAAACCTGGTATCTCAGTTATAAGCTCACCTAGCATCTTATGTACCATCGGGATAGATGCAGGCATTTCAGCGGCTTTTAATTGCCTTACTGAGTCTTGACCTAGAATAGCATCGTCTTTGATGGCTATTACTTTTTTCTGACCAGACTGATACACGCTATTTTCGTCAACCAGCGAGCCTTCGATATATTGGAAGCCCGTCTGTATCTGGGTCTCTGGTATGTCAATCATCTGGTTTATACGCTTATTATCAGCCTTCTGTGGGTCAATATCAGCCCTAAGTAGACCCTGAAGCCTTCTTTCCTCATCATCTGACTCTGGAATCCAATAGCCAAGATAAGGGATAAATGGATAATCTCCAATCCTATTTGGGTCTTCACCAGTAAATATTAACTCACCTTCAAGGAAGTTGGACATTATTACTGTGTCAATGAACTTATCGAAGACCTGGAATCCAGGCATACCCTGCTGTAATCTCTGTTCATTACCCTGCTGAACTAACTCGTTAGTCTTGCGTTTGCTTTTAAATGACCTCTGAACCTGCCCAGTGGCAAGGTCAGCAATGAATACAGCCTTAATTATGTCACGTTTCCAATAACTCTCATGTAAAAGTAACTCTTTATCCCATCCTCTTGTAATTGCTGGCATATTAGACCATCTATTGATCTGGTCATTGCCACCTACAAGGTCTTTTATCATCTTCTCTTTGCCTGGGAGTATCATATTGGCCTGAGCCTTTGTAATATACTTTCCAGTACAAATAAACCCACAATCGCTTAAGTCCCTCTTCTTAAAAGAAGGGTCCAGTAAGAACGAATTATGTGGGATTCTTGAGTAGTTTATATCTCCATTACGGTCAAGGAATATCTCGACAAGGTTGGCACCGGACATAATTGAGCCAAACTCAAACGCATCTGACATTGTATCATAGCCATTAGCTGAGTTAACAGCGTGCATTACGAGTCCTGTCATCTGAGAAGATGCTTTATCATCCTCAAAACCAATAGGAGACATATCTAACTGGAGTCTGTTTCGTCTTTCCCATCCTGATACCGCATGACCAATCCTTTTTAGCCTATTAAAGACATAAGGAGATCTATCGTTGTCAGTAAGCCACTTAATCTCTGACTGAGTCCACTGGTCGTTGATATAGAACCTCATGTCCCTATCAGCGGCATCTATGAACTGACTCCACGAACCTGTAGATAGGTCGTAAGCTTCCTCGTATTCTCTTTTAAGTTCTGAGTCTCTACTCATGCTGGCCTTCTATATTGGTATAATAACTGTCTATGTCTATCGGGCGACATATGCGATCCAGTGGCCATTCTGCAAGCCTGAGCCAAATACCTAAAGGCATCAGCACCGTGAGAAGACCAATCGTGGCAAGGCTTCTCCATATATGTCTCCATCTTATCATTATAATTCCTGTGATACGATTCAAGAGCATTGATGCCTTTTTCGCACTTCTCTTTATCAAAATAACACCGAGAAAGCAATGTTCTTGCCCTCTCTATGCCATCTTCCACTTTAGCTCTCTTAAGAACCGTCCCTTTAATGCCAAGAGACATAAGTATCTGAACTCTAGTTCTGGCATTCTCGTCCTGGAGCCGCTGTTTAGCGTCGTGAGGAAGAAAATGCTTCCCATAGCTGTATTTACGATCTCTACCAACACCTTTAACGAGGTCTGCGTAATATTTCAAGCCTTCACCAGATGCTTCGTGGTAATCCAGTATGTGAATCTCATTACCAACACACTGAAACCACCAAATAGAAGTAGAATCGCCTACGCCTAAGTCCCATGCCGTATGAACCTCAGCAGCCTCATCGTGCATTAAATGGCAAATACGATCATCATTCCATGCCTCAGAGATATACTTAGAGTAATAAGAACCCTCAACACCCAAATCGTAAGAGCAATAAAACTCCTGCAATATCTTCTCGTCAGACATACCAGAGTTACGCTCTAACTCGATAGCCTCTTGAGTAATAGCACCTGTATCCTCCGCTGTCAACAACTGATAAAACCATTCTGGGTTATCCCTAGCCATCCTATCAAGCTTATAAGCGTGGTTCTTGCCACGAGGAGTCCAGTTAAATATAGCAAATCCATCATTCTCAGCCAAAATAGGTCTAACATAGTCCCATGCTTGAGGATTCTGGAGAGAGAACTCGCTAAATATAGTGCCAATAGGATTCGTACCAACAACATCAAGCCTGTCAGTACCAATTATCTGGAACAAAGAGCCATTCTTTGTCTTTATCTTCATTTCCTGGTTATTTATATTTTGAATGAACTCTTTCGGTAAATGGTCAAGGAATCTAAAGCCCTGCTTATCCATACCGTCCCACAAAATCTTACGCCCCATCGTCTGAGTAGGGAAGTACACGCTCTGCCATCTGCTGAAAACAATAATTAGTAAAAGTCTTATCCTTGCCAGCACGACGATGCCATACACATATAGCACGCCTCTTACCAGACTCCATAGCCTGCCAAAAAGGTAACTGGTAGTCCCTTGGGACATAATTGTGCGGTAAGGTTAAATTCATTGAATCTCTTATACCATACTTAAGTTAGTTTGTCAAGACAAAAATGTGAATGTTATGCGAATAATTAACTTACCCTAACTTCTCCTGTAAACTGTCATAAAAGTCCTCAATTATACAGAAACCAGCGTGAGGACAAAATACCATAACGACCGCAGTGAGAATCAAGAAGGAAGGGAAAATCAACCTCTGTGATAAATGGTCACGTATTGTCATTTAAAGCATCTCCCAGTCAGTTGATAACATCTCAATCATAGTCGGAATCCAAGGAACGCATCCAAACCTGCTTGTTACAAAGAAATAAGGGGCGGTCATTTTAAGGTTCTCGCCAGGGGTCTGGATAGAGATAAATACATCATCTCTCCACGAAGGGAGCCTGACCTTCTCGCCGTCCTTCATAAACTCTATAGCTGTGCCAAATGTATTACTCATTGTTCTCTCCTGCAAAGTCAGTTTCCGTTAATTGGTCAATCCT